AGATACCCGCCCCTAAAAAGGCGGGTTTTCTTTTATCTTGACAGTTAGCTTTGTCTTGTGGTAAGGTGACATGCAAAATAAAAGTCAGGAGGTTTGTTAATGACTCGTGAAGAAACCTGTATAAAGCTTCATTCTGTCGCAAGCAAAGAGCTTGGAGTTCATGAAACTGCTGGTTCTGAAGCAACCGCTCGTATTATCGAATATGACAAACACACAACTATGAAAGCAACAAGCGACGAAGTTCCGTGGTGTTCAGCTTTTGTAAATTTCGTTGTTGACACGTCTGGTTTTGTAGGTACTCTTTCTGCTGCTGCTGCATCCTGGCGTAATTGGGGCGTTCCTCTCGAAATTCCTATTAAAGGCTGTATTGTAATACTTCCTAGAAATGATCCCAGCAATCCTAATGCGGCGCATGTCACATTTTGCGATCATCCTGATATTTCAAATGGTATAATTCGTTGTCTAGGTGGAAATCAAAGTGATGCTGTAAAAGTTTCAAGGTTTCCGGTGAAAGGTGCACAGTACCGGAGTCCTATATGAGTTGCCCAAAAGTTCACAAGAAATGTAAGTTCTTTTCAATGTTTAATAGTAGTTGTACTTTGACTCAAGTAAAACGAATGCCTTGGGATGATGCTTGTCCTTCTTATGAAGTAAAACCTTTAATTTATATTAAAGGACTTAACGATATTAAACCTTTAGAGGTATAGAATGGCCTTAAAAAGATGTACTTATGACCGCAACGTTGAATGCGATGATTGTCAACGTTGTTTTAAAGAAAAGCAAACATCTCATTTGAAAGTTGCAACACAACATTTAAAAGAAAAAGGAGAATGAAAATGGCAAGTGTAACCGTAACTCTTCCGACTACCACTAGTTGGAAAACGACCCTTTCAGGCGCGTTAATGTCCGTGGCAATTTATTTGTCCTCTTTGGACGGGTACTATGCCATTGTCGGTAAGGCTTTGGTTGTAATTATTCCCATTGTTTGGGGATTGGTTCAGAAAGACAGCAACGTTACTGGTGGCACTGTGGTTCAGCCTAGTTCTGTTGAAGCCAAGGCTGCTGTAACTACTACTCCTACTGCAACCGCCACTACTCCGGCTGTGTAATGGCTGCTTTTCTAGCATGCATTCCTGCCTTATGTGGTTTAATAGTGGCTTTTTTGCAGCTATGGAACGCAAATGCTTCAAATCGAGAGGCAAAAAGTGCAAATGATAATATACAGAAAGGACGCAAGGATTTGGGCGATGGCAATGTTGTTGCTGTTGAGTCTCGCATTGACAGCTTGCTCACAAACTCAGACAGTAGTAATGCCGGAATCGAAAGTGCAGAAGATGCTGAAAGGAGAATCAGCCAGCTTTGATGGATTTTTGCTTACATCTGGTGCTTTAAGTAAATTGCTAGAAACAGCAGAGAAATGTAAAAGTACTGCAAAGTAAAGGAATTTTATGTTTTTTAAAAAATGGAGAAACAATCTAATTAAAGTATTATTAACTTTGTGCAGTGACCAATGCACAATTAAAAAGGAGATTTTAAAAATGAGCCAAGAACTTGATAACCTAACTGCTTCTGTAACTGCACTTGCCACTAATGTAGCTGCTGCTACTGCTGAAATTGCAAAACTGACTACTGAAAAAGAAGACCCTGCTGCACTTCAGACTTTGACTGTTCAGATTAACGCTGCTAATTCTGCTTTAGCTGCTGCTGTTCCTGCTGCTGTGACGCCTGCTGCTTAATTGTATGTAAATTTAAAGGTAGCAATGTTGCTACCTTTATGTGAATATGCAAGGAGCTTAAAATGTGCTACGTCTGCCCACATTTATATATTTTAGCAGAACATTGTGGTCTTTGCTATCAAGACATTGACGATGAAGAGATACTTGAAGAAGCAATCCGTAATTTTGAGTTAGGAGAATGTTAGCTTGCCCTCTGCCCCTAGAAAACCTTGCAGAAAGTCGGGATGTAATAAACTTACTGTGGGTACATATTGTGGAGATCATGCTATTCAAAAGCAAGTAGAACAAAAGCAAGAACGTATTAAGTATGATAAAGAACGAGGTACTTCGGCAAGTAGAGGCTATACTTCAAGATGGAGCAGAGTAGCAAAACTTTATCGTATAGAGAATCCTTGGTGCGTTAAATGCAAAGCTAAGGGCATTTTAAAGTTTAACGAATGTGTCGACCACATAGAACCTGTAGATGGTCCTGATGATCCTAAGTTTTGGGATGAAAGTAATTGGCAAGGGCTTTGTATTTCATGCCACAGTGAGAAAACTGCTTCGGAAGATGGTGCTTTGGGAAATAAAAAGAAAGAAAGGTTTTTATGACAGAAGAACAAGAATTAGCTTTGTTGGTGGGCCAGCTTGACTATGATTCGCAACTTAAAGTTGGAAATTGCTATATTTGTTTAAACGAAGTTCTTAGTAGATATTCTGATGAAATTTCAATGTTGGCTTTGGCTAGAGTTGGTATTGAAAGGACGAACAAACTATGAACGAAACAACTTTTCAGAGAGATTCTTGTAGCAATTGCAAACACAAGCATCTTAAATCCTTTGCTACTCCTTGCGACAAATGTAACGTAGCTGATAAAGAAACTCCATTTCCTAAATGGGAAAAAGAAGGAAAGTTAAATCATGAGTGATATTGACTTTAAAATAACAATTAATTGTAAACTTGATAAGCCTAGTTTTAAAGAACTAAATGAATTTATTAAAAAACTGGAAAAAATTAATAAAATTTTGTTACTTAATAAACTTTCTAGGATTAGATAAAATGGTAGGAAAAAGACCGAATATAACTGCTTTGCATGTTGTAGATAAAGCCCATGCTTATCGGCATAAAGATCAACCTGAACCGTCTAAAGATACTCCCGTTGCTCCTGAATATCTTTCAGAAGAAGCAAAAGCTATTTTTAATGAACTAGTTGAAACGATTAACGAACTTTATCCTGCTTCTGCTTCTCATACTGAAATGATTGCTTTATATGCCGAACATAAAGAACTTGCATTGCAAATGGATTGGTTTTTAAGAAGCATTGATCCTGAAACCGGCAGACAGCACGGTCATACCTACACAACTTTAAATAAACTTGGCGAGAAGATGATTAAGCCTAGACCTGAAGTAAAAATACTTCATGACGCTAGGGTATCTTGTTCCAATATACTTAAAGAATTCGGGCTTTCCCCTTCTAGCCAGCGTTCGGTTAAAATTGAAAAGAAAAAAGCAGTTGAAAATGCTTTTGCTAATCTTGATAAAATAGGTTAACATGTTTAGTCAGATGTGGTAGCGTGTGTCCTACATAAATCACGTATCGTGCAGGATGCGTTAAGGTAGTGCGATCTTCCCTGGTCGCCACTTGCAAAGCCCTTAATTTTCGACTGCGCTCGAAATTTTGGGCTTTGCTCATTTTTGGAGTTGCTATGTATGAAATTGAAGATATATCCGTCTTAGAAGTTTCGATTAAAATTCGAGTTAGAGAAAAGAATGGAATTAGTACAAAACCGACTAATATTTATATTTGTTGCGACCCTTTAACAATGGAACCTAGATATATAGGAAAAACTGTAAAGCCGGTGCATGTTAGAATCAGAGAGCATACTACAAAAGTAAACAATACTTATTCGAATAAATGGTTTCATAAGATAAAAGTACCATATTATTTTATAGTCGAAATAGTTCCCCCTGGTGAAAATTGGGCTGAAGCTGAACAATTTTGGATAGCTTATTTTAAAAGTTTAGGAGCTAGACTTACAAATCTTTCTTTTGGTGGTGAAGGAACTACTGGATATAAACTCTCAGATGAAGCAAAAGATAAAATAAGAGTAAAGTCAAAAGGACGAATTGTTTCAAAAGAAACTCGCATTAAATTGAGTATTGGTAGTTTGGGCAAAGAAAAATCAAAACTTCATAGAGAACGAATGAGCAAATCTAATAAATTAAGATGCTTGGGAGTTTTTAGAACTGAAGAAGATAGATTGGCGATAGCTGCTGGAATGATAGGCTTAGTGCCGACTCCAAGGTCTGAACAAGCAAAACGAAATATGAGCGAATCCCAAAAAGGTCACTCTGTTTCTGAATCATGTAAAGAAAATATTAGAAAAGCGTTGATTGGACGAAAACTTTCAGAGGAACACAAAGCGCATATTAGCGAAAGTGGAAAAGGCCGAAAATTTACCGAAGATCACAAAGAAAAAATAAGTAGCGCGTTAACTGGTAAAGTTCGTACCGCTGAACATTGCGCTAAAATTAGCGATGGTAAAAAGGGAAAGAATAAAGGTCCAATGCCGCCAGAAGTTTTAGCTAAAAAAATGGCAGCTTACTATAAAAATAAAGAAACTAAAGAAATTTTAGCAGCGTGGAGTTGTGCGCTATGACCTACTTGGAAAAATCTTTAAAATATTGCGAAGATGTAATTAACGATACCCTATCTAATCGTAAATCTTGCAATTTTGAAAAATTAGCTTGCAAACGTCAACTTAAAGATTTAGAGCGCCAGAATTATGAAAACTTTCCGTATTATTTTGATGAAAAAGCTGGCGATAGGCATTGCCGATTTATGGAAATGCTGCCTCATGTAAAAGATCAATGGAAAGGTACTCTTTTAACTTTGGAGCCGCACCAAGTCTTTATGCACCATACTCTATACGGATGGCGAAAAAAAAGCAATGGCTTTAGAAGGTTTTCTAAAGCTTATTTTGAACTTCCTAGAAAGCAAGGTAAATCATTTTCTGCGGCTGGAATTGCACTTTATATGGGGTTTGCTGATAAAATTTACGGGGCTGAAGTATATTGTGCGGCAACTACTGAATCTCAAGCACAAATGGTTTTTAAACCAGCTTGGCAAATGGTTCAGATGAATAACGATTTGAAAGAAGCGTTCGGCTTAACTTTGGCAGGAACTCCAAAAAACCCAACTTCTATATATAGACTTGAAGACATGTCTTTAGTTTCGCCTGTAGTTGGTCGTGCTTCAGACGGTCAAGCCCCTTCGTGCGCAATTATTGACGAATACCACGAACATCCAAACAGTAGTTTGCTAGATGCTTTTGTAACTGGAACTGGAAGCAGGCAACAACCGTTAATTTTAATAATTACAACTGCTGGTTTTGATACAACTTATCCTTGTTACGAAGAACACTTAGAAGCTATTAAAATTTTAGAAGGTAGCTTAGAAAAGGAGCATGTTTTTGTAGCAATGTTTGGAATTGATAATGACGACGATTGGACTGATTTTGAAGTATGGAAAAAGGCGAATCCTAATTACGGAGTTTCCATACAAGAAGACGGGTTAATGATTCAATATCAAGATGCTATGAATAGTTTAAAAAATAGAAATACTCTTTTATGCAAGCATTTAAACAAATGGATGAATGCAGGTTCAGCCTGGATGGATATGCAAAAGTTTGAATTGTGTAAAAGACCTGATTTAAAATTAGAAGACTTTTACGGTCATGAAGTTTGGATAGGTGTAGATTTAGCAAACAAAATAGATTTGTGTGCTGTTCAACTTTTATTTAAATTACCAGATGGAGGTTTTGTTACTTTTGGGAAATACTATCTTCCTGAAGAAATTGTAAATAAAAAAGAAAATTCGCATTACCAACTTTGGCGTGACGAAGGTCTTTTAATAACAACTGAAGGTGCTGTTACTGACTTTTTTAAAATAGAAGAAGATTTAAAAGAACTTGATAAACTGTTTGTTATAAAAGAACTCGACTTTGATCAAAAAGAAGCTCATTTTTGGGTGCAAACAATTCAATTGTGGGCTAATTTTGAATGTATTGAAATACCTCAATCTGCTCAATTTATAAGCGAACCAATGAAGACTTTAGAATCTTTAATTTATGATGGCAAAATGTTGCATGATGGAAATAAACTTTTAACTTGGTCTTTTGGAAATGTAATTCAAAAACTAAGTAGAGGCTCAAGTTCTGTAAAATATTATTATCCAGCTAAACAAACTAATGCTAATAAAATTGATCCGGTATGCGCTTTAATTATGGCTCTAAGCAGAGCTTTAGTATGTGAAGACGACGGTAATATTTACAACAAACGCGCCGCAAGAGGCGAAAAAGACATATTGAGGGTGCTATGAATGAACTGGAAGAACATTGGAAAAGAACCGTTCGTTTAATGCTTTATAATATTGATATTAAAGAAGAAATGTTAGACCTTTATTTTAAAGCTGGTTTTACTTGCGAACAAGCTTTTCTAAAAATTAAACAGACATTTATGGCTATTTTATAGAAAGGAGAGTTATGACAACTTTAGATTGTGTTGCTAGTGAAAAAGGCAAAATTAGTTTTGAACAACATCGTGTTGAAAATTTTGATTATAGCAAAGAAATTACTATTTGCAAAATAAACGCCACGGTAACTGATAGAAATGGTTTAAGTTGGTCTAAAGACTTGCCTACAAAAGAAGGTTGGTATTGGCTGAAGCGTGATGAAGATTTTGAGATAATTTACATCCACTACGATGCTTATGATGATCCTTACATTGAAGGTAGAGATTTGTATGAGCGTTTAACCGAAAGGAAAAATCATTTATGGTATGGCCCAATTGAGCCTCCGAAATAACGATAACCATTATTCACAATATCCGCTGTTTTTGTAAATAATAGTTGACATTAAGTAAACATTTCGGTAAGGTTATTTTACCTGTTTAATTGTCGCCCGATATGCGGCAATGCTTGTCCACATAAAGCTTCTGCAATTAATTTTGCAGGGGCTTTATTTTTACTTGACAATATATGAAAAATCGAATATAAGATTATCAACACTGCTTCACTACAACGGGTAGAGAAGCTGCCGAAACGAAGCCGGGACACAGCAAACAGGAGCTACCCGCACTTGATTAAACGCATTCTCTCCATAGTGCCGGACAAGTCCGACAGCTTCTTGTATTTAGGTACAGGAGCGGTCTTTTTCGGCGTCTATCTTATTTACCCTCCTGCTGCTTACATCACCGTGGGGCTCATATTTTTGTATGTCGCTTGGTTGCAAGCCAAACCTCCCGTAATGCTTTCTGCAAAGGAGAGTGAATAATGGCCTTGCTAGCCCCTGCATTTGAGTCGAGAGCCGCTACAGGGGCAATTTTACCGCTTTCTGGCGGTGATCCTGCATTGTCTACCTACTTCGGTGGTGGCGGTATCAGCAATTCGGGGCAAAATGTAAATTCAAACACCGCCCTTAAAACCTCAACAGTTTATGCTTGTATTAATCGCAGAGGCAAATGCTTTGCAATGTTGCCTCTTCACATTATGCGCAAATTGCCCGGTGGCGGTCATGAAATAGCGGATAAGTTCAGGCTGTATAAGCAAATGAATCTAAGCCCTAATGCTTGGCAGACGTCTTACGAATGGCGTTTAACTGGTATGCTTCATATTCAAATGCGCGGCAACTTTTATAATTACATTCAATCAACGCCCGGGCGTGGTTTAAATCAATTAATACCTCTTGATCCTGATAGAGTATGGCCGTTTATAGTAACTCCTTTGGGTGTTACGTATTACATGTATGACAATAGCCCAACTCCTCCGGCGAATTCAAAGGTTTATTACCAATACTTTCCATTTAATGGTCAAACTGTAATTTTTGATTCGTCTGAGATTCTTCATATTAGGGGAATGAGCCAAAACAGCATTGTGGGCAAAACTGTAGTTAAGTTGTTTGCTGAAAGTTGCGGCCTTGCAATGGCAATGGAAGAACAAGGTGCAAGACTTTTTACCAACGGCGCTCAAATTTCTAAAGTTTTCGAACATCCCGGAAAGTTGGATGATGAAGCTTTTGATAGATTGCGTGAACAACTTAACGGTTATACTGGCGTAGAACAAGCTCATAGAACTATGATACTCGAAGAAGGTATGAAAGTATCAAGTCTTAGTATGACAATGCAAGATAGCCAGTTTATTGAAAGCCGTAAATTTCAAGTAGAAGACCTTTGTTCCTTCCTTGATATTCCGATGATGTTGATTCATCGTTCCGGGGATAAGAACCAAACGTTTGCTTCTGCTGAAGTTGTCATGCAAATGTTCGTTACTTTAAGTATGCAACCTGACTTTGAAAATTGGGAGCAACGACTTAAAAAAGATTTGCTTTACGATTCGGAACAAGATTACTTTTTTAAATTTGATTTTGATGAACTTATGCGTGGCGACTCTGCTGCAAGAGCTTCTTATTATAAGTCTCGTTTTGATACAGGTTCGATTACTCCTAATGACATTAAACGTAAAGAGGGTGAAAGTCCTTATAACAACGAAGAGAGTGATTTAACTTATGTTCAACCTGGGGTTTTACCTGCAAAATTAGCAGGACAACAAAATCAACCAGCACCAAGCGAAACAAAGCAAATAGATTCGACTAAAGTTGCTGAACCTAAAGTTATTGAACCTAAAAAAGTTGAGGAGGCTAAATGAACTTTACAATTTTAGGCAAAGAAGGTTATGAATCTTATTGTTATGCTTCTGGAAATAAAAGTTTAGTTTCCGGCTGCGAACTGCCTAAATGGGAAGAACTCAGACCTGAAATAAAAACAGCTTGGATAGCTTCAGCAACAGCAATTATTGAACTTGGAAAGGTGCTAAATGTATGAAAGGTTCTGATAAAGTAATTTCTAAACTAAATAGTTTGCTGGCTTCTGAACATTCAGCAATAGTTCAATATACTGTACACGCGCGTGAAATGGCAAACTTTGGTTATGAAAAACTTACTGAATATATAACTGAAAGAATGAATCAAGAAAAAGAACATGCTCAAGAATTGATTGATCGCATATTATTTCTTGAAGGAATTCCGCTTTTTGAAAATATTGACGCTGTAAATGTGGGTAGCACGGTTCTTGAAATATTTCCTAATGATCAGGCTTCTGAGATAACTGCAATAACGGGTTATACGGAAGGAATTGAGATAGCTGTTGCGGAAAAAGACTTTACCACAAGAGCTTTACTTGAACATATTCTAGGCGAAGAAGAAAAGCATCTTAGCGATATAGAAAGTAACATTTATCAAATAACTCAAATGGGTATAGACAACTATCTCCCGGTACAAATAGAGGGGTGATTTATGAAACCTGACGAATTTGAAAAAACTGAGGACGTAGAAAGGCGTACTCATACTGTAGAAATGCGGATTAAAGAACCTACTATTGGCAAAAAATCAGCAACTATTGAAGGTTATGCTGCTAATTTTAATTCGCTTTCTGAAGATTTAGGCGGGTTTCGTGAGATGCTAATGCCTGGGTGCTTTGCCGATGCTTTAAAAACTTCCGACATTCGGGCCTTATTTAATCACGATCCTAATTACGTGCTTGGCCGCAACATGTCAGGAACGTGTCGTTTGATTGAAGACGAAAAAGGTTTACGTTTTGAAGTTGATCCTCCTGACACTACTTACGCGAGAGACTTACAAGTTTCTATGAGCAGGGGCGATATTAATCAATGCAGTTTTGGTTTTCGTGTGGCTGAAGACGGTGATGCCTGGCGTAAAGAACCTGACGGAACTTATTTACGTTCGATTATGAAAGTAGATCGTTTGTTTGATGTTTCTCCGGTAACTTATCCGGCTTATACTTCAACTTCTTGTGCTGTTCGTTCTTTGCTTCAAAAGAAACAAGAAGAAGAATCTGAAGAAAAACGTAAATTGGAAGAGCAAAAAGAAGTTGAACGGCAGCAAGCAGTTTATATTAAAAGAAAACGTCTGGAACTTGCCGAAAGACTGTAAACTAAAAGGTCGCGTATAGCGCCGAAGGAGAAATGGTATGGCTAAAAATCTTAAAGAATTGTATGAACTTCGTGGTAAAGCTGTAGCCGATGCGCGTGTTTTAGTTGACGCGGCAG